GGACAAACATAGTTGAGGATACAACACCACAACTTGGTGGTAATTTAGATACTAACTCACACAATATTTTAATTGATGATGCACATTTTATTGCTGATGAAAATAGTAATGAACAAATAATATTTCAAACAACATCGTCTGCGGTAAACCAAATAGATGTAACTAACGCTGCAACAGGTAATAGTCCATCTATTGAAGCAACGGGTGATGATAGCAATGTAAATTTAACTCTTGGACCAAAAGGAACAGGTTATCTAATTGCAAAATCTGGAGGTACAAATCCAGGCTCAATTCAGCTCAATTGTGAAAATAACAGCCACGGGATTCAACTTATGTCACCTGCACACAGCGCAGGGCAAAGCTACATTATAAAATTTCCTACTGGAAATATAACAGCAGGGACGTTTTTAAAGGTAGATAGTATTTCAGGGTCAGGGGCCACGGCTACAGGTCAATTATCCTTTGATTCTTCACCAGCAACAACAGGAAAAGCTATTGCAATGGCAATCGTTTTCGGTTAAAAGGAGTAAATTATGGCAGCACCAAATATAGTATCGGTATCATCAATTATAGGAGAGTCTCAAGGCTTTGAATTAACCACAACCACTACCACAGCTTTAATAACTGTAGCGTCAGATAAATTAGTAAAAATTAATAGAATTTCAGTAGCAAACATTGATGGAACAAATGCAGCTGATGTAACTGTAGGAGTTGATAAGGCAACAAGAACTTCAGCAGCAACAGGATCATCTGTATCTGGAGCTCTCTTTAAAATAGCTAGCACTGTTTCAGTTCCAGCTGATGCGGTTTTAGTTTTATTAGATACACCCATCTATCTAGAAGAAGGTGATGTATTAGAAGGTGGAGCAAGCGCTGCTTCAGATTTAACACTTTTCGTTTCATATGAAGTTATAGACGACGCGTAGGAGGTACTATAGGCTATGGCTAATGGCGGAATTATAGGACCAACAAACGTAACATCTCGTGGTAAAAATAAAATTACATCTCAAACATCATCTGGGACTTTAACTACACAACCAGGGACAAGATTAGTTAACACTTTAGTTGTAGGAGGTGGTGCAGGTGCTGCAGGTGCTGCTTGTAATACAGTAGGAACTGGTGGTGGTGGAGCAGGTGGATTCAGAACATCTTGTAATGTTTCAGTTGGTGGGGGGACAGATTTTTCAATAACGGTAGGAGCAGGTGGAGCAGGTGGATCACCTGGAAATGGAGCAGATGGTAATTCGTCTACTTTTTCTTGCATAACTTCTGCTGGAGGTGGAGCTTCTAATACTGCAGGTGGTCCTGGAGGGGCAGCTGGTAGCGCTGGAGCTTCTGGTGGTGGAGGTCAAGGTGGAGATAATGGCCCAAGAGCTGGAGGTGCTGGAAATACACCTCCTGTAAGTCCACCACAAGGAAATTCAGGAGGAACTGGTGTGGGACCAGGTAGTTATGCTGCTGGTGGCGGTGGTGGAGCTGGAGCAGTAGGATCAAATGCTGCAGCACCTGGAGGAAATCCACCATACGGTCAAGGTGGAGCAGGTGGAGCAGGTTTAGCAAATTCAATTACAGGTTCATGTGTTTCTTATGCAGGTGGAGGTGGAGGTGGATCAGACGCTACACCAGGTGGAGCTGGTGGAGCTGGTGGTGGAGGAGCAGGTGGATTTGGTTCAAATAATGGAACTTCAGGAACAGCTAATACTGGCGGTGGTGGTGGAGGAACTTGGTATTCAGGAAATAGAACAGGTGGATCAGGTGGCTCAGGAATAGTAGTCGTAAAAGAATTAGATAAAGCTTCAGGAGTCTGGAGTCTTAATGAACAAATAGATCAATTAAATGCAGGTTTGTGGCCAAGATTTATATTAAATGCAGATTATCTAGTAGTCGCTGGTGGAGGTGGTTCTAATGGTAATAGAGGTGGTGGAGGTGGAGCTGGAGGTTATAGAGCTTCTGGTTTTGGACCTTCTCCATTACAAGGTGATGCTATAGAGCTAGAACCAGGTCCTTATACAATTACAGTTGGTGCAGGTGGATCAACTGGTAGTAAAGGAAATAACTCAATATTTTCAACAATAACATCAACAGGTGGTGGAGCAGCTAATGATTTTGGCACTGCAGCATGTTCTGAGAGTGATGGTGGATCAGGTGGTGGTGGATCTATAAGATGTACTACTGCTGGAGGATCAGGTAATACTCCTCCAACAGATCCTCCTCAAGGAAATAATGGTGGAACAGCTTTACCAGGAAACCCTATGCCATGTGCAGGAGCAGGTGGTGGTGGGGGTGGAGCAACTGCTGTTGGAGCAGGAGCTACAACTTCTGGTGGTGGAGCTGGTGGAGCAGGAGCACCAAATAATATTGCAAATGATTGTGCGTCTTACGCTGGTGGTGGTGGCGGTGGTGGTAGTAGAGGACCAAGTTATCATGGGCCAGCTGGTGGAGCAGGAGGAGCTGGTGGTGGTGGACAAGGTGGTAGTTCATCTCAAAGTTCAGTTGCAGGCACGGTCAATACAGGAGGTGGTGCTGGTGGAGGAGGAGATTCTAGTCATGTTCCAACTTGTGGTGGACTTGCAAGAGCAGGTGGTTCAGGTATAGTTATAGTTCGTGTACCGGGAGAAACGAGTATTTCAGCGGCTCCAGGAACTAATACGGTTTCTACTTTACCAAGTCCTGCAGGAGGATGTAAAGTAGCTAAATTTACCGTCTCTGGGACGTTGACTGTAAGTTAAAAATAAATTATAAATATGAACTTTAAGGAGTAAAAAATGGCACATTTCGCAGAACTAAAAGCAATGACGGATCCTACAGGATTTACGTCAGATTCACATCAAGTAGTACAAAGAGTAGTTGTTGTTGGCAACGATATCGATACAGCAGCAGGACCATTGGGTTCTAATGATATGCATGCTGATGGAGAAACATGGTGTGTTAATTTTTTCAAGGGTGGAATCTGGAAACAGACTTCTTACAATCATAATTTTAGAAAACAATATGCAGGAATCGGAATGATATATGATCCTGTAAAAGATAAATTTTTAGGACAACAACCTCATGCCTCATGGTCATTAGATGCTAGTGACGATTGGCAAGCACCAATTACATATCCATCAATAATTAATGATGGTCAATCAGAACCAGAATGGGTATACGTAATCTCATGGAACGATACAAAATATCAAGCCGACAACACTAAAGGTTGGGAGGCTACTAAATCAAACGACGAATCGGAAACACCTACCAAATACGATTGGAATGGCACATCTTGGGTGTCCGAATAGGAGGACACTTAAATGCCAAGAAATAAATCTGGCTCAGCAAACGGTGGAGTAATAGGAAAGACGAATAAATCGTCCAAAGGTTTTAATACAGTCACATCCAAAACATCATCAGGAAATGTAACATTACAACCAGGAACAAGAATCGTTCAAGCTTTAATAGTAGCAGGCGGTGGAGCCGGTGGTAGTGATTTTACTGCAGCAGGTGGAGGTGGTGCTGGAGGTTTTAGAGAAGTAGAATTTAACGCTCAAGGTACAGTGCCTGTAACAATAGGTGCAGGTGGAACTTTTGCACCAGATGATGTAGGAGGTCAAGGTAATGCTAGCACAATAGTTGGATGTTCAACTGTGAGTTCAACAGGTGGTGGAGGAGGAGGCGGTCCAGCTTGTAATGTTACTGGTGGATCAGCAGGAGGAGTTCCTGCTCCAAATACATCAACAAGAGGAGTTGGTAATGCTGGAAATTTTGATCCTCCTGAAGGAAATAATAGTGGTTTAGGTGGTGGGCCAGGTTTAACACCAGCAACAGCAGGTGGAGGTGGTGGAGCAGCTGAGGTTGGTTTCGATGGAACGCCATCTAGTCCAACTCAAGGCGATGGTGGAGATGGTAAACAACCATCAACTCCAGGTTTTCCAAGTTCATATTATGCTGGAGGTGGTGGAGCAGGTAATTGGGCTGGAGGACATTGTGCAGTAGGTGGACAAGGTGGTGGAGGTAATGGATCACCTGGTTCTGGAGCCACTGGAAGAAATGGTATAGCAGGATGTGCTAACACTGGTGGCGGCGGTGGTGGTGGATCTGCAGCTAAAGGTTGTGGAGCAAATGGTGGTTCAGGAATAGTTTTTATTAAAGAAATAAATAAAGCAAGTGGTGTGTGGTCAATGCAAAGTCAATTTCAAGCCAAGTCTCAAGGAACATGGCCAGTGCATTCAGCAGCACCTTTTAGTGCTCATTTTTTATTAATAGCAGGTGGCGGAGGTGGTGGTGGCTGTAGTAGTGGTATTAGAGGAGTTGGTGGTGGAGGAGCTGGGGGATATAAAAGTTCTTATCCAGAAGGACCAGGAGGACCTAGTCCATCAGTTGCAACACAATTAAGTTTAAATGGAGGAGAGACCATAACTGTAACTGTTGGAGCAGGAGCTGCTGGAGTAACTTATGGTCCATCATCAACACAAAGAGGATCAAGCTCAACAATTACAGGAGCACCAACACCAGTATCAACCACTGGAGGTGGAACAGGAACAAGTGGACCAAACCCAAATGGACCTCTTTTTCAACCTGGTGGATCAGGAGCAGGAGGAGCACATGCCGGGCCAGTTGGAACTGGTACAGCAGGTGAAGGATATCCTGGAGGACCAGGAGCCAATCCAAGTGGACCTTTCTTTAAAGGGGGTTCAGGTGGTGGAGCAGGAGCTGCTGGAGCAACAGACTCAACAGGAGGTTCAGGTAAAGCCTCAACTATTACAGGATCTAGTGTAACAAGAGCAGGTGGTGGTGGATCTGCTTCAGCGCATAATTGCGGTCCACCATATAGTGGAAGAGCAGGAGGACCAGGTGGAGGAGGATCAGCATCACCAAGTAGAGGATCAGCAGCAGGTAACGGAACTGCCAACACAGGTGGTGGTGGAGGAGCAGGGGCTGGAACTGGCCCAGATCGACCAGGTGGTAATGGAGGTAGTGGATTTGCAGTTATAAGGTATCCTGCATCATGTGCGGTTGCTCCATTTATATCTATCGCACCAGGTGATAATACGATTACGACAGATGGATCATGTAAAGTAGCTACTTTTACGGTATCAGGTTCTTTGACTATTTTGTAATTATTGACAATTTCTTAATAATGAATATAAGAAAGATATAGAAAGATGAACCTACAAAATTATTATTGGTATTTTCAATCAGCAGTCCCTCCTAGGATATGTGATGAGATTATAAAATATGGAAAATCCATTTCTGATCAGATGGCAGTTACTGGTGGTATGGGTGATAAAAAATTAAATCAAAAACAAATAAAAGATTTAAAACAAAAAAGAGATTCTAATATTGTTTGGATGAATGATAGATGGATTTATAAAGAGATACAACCTTATGTTCATCAAGCAAATGCAAATGCAGGCTGGAATTTTCAATGGGATTTTTCAGAAAGTTGTCAGTTTACAAAATATGAAAAAGGTCAGTTTTATGATTGGCATTGTGATGGTTGGGATAGACCTTATGTAAGAGAACACCCCAATGATCCATCGCATGGTAAAATAAGAAAACTGTCTGTAACTGTTAGTTTATCAGATCCAAAAGATTATAAAGGTGGTGAATTAGAATTTGATTTTAGAAACATGGACCCAGATAAAAAACCAAATATTAGAAAATGCACAGAGATATTACCAAAAGGATCTTTAGTTGTATTTCCTGGTTTTGTTTGGCATAGAGTATGTCCTGTTAAAAAAGGATCAAGATATAGTTTAGTAATATGGAATCTAGGATGGCCTTACAAATGAGTTTTCCAAAACAATTAAATTTAGAACAATATTTCTCTTGTCCCATATGGTGGGCGGACGAACCTAAGTTTATAAAAAAATTAAACAAAGCATCTGATAAATATATAAAAGAATCACAAAAAAATTTGAAAAAAACAATAGATAAAAGAAATAAAAAGTTTGGTGACAAGGGTGATATGGGACATGTGTTTCATTCAACAACATTGATTGGTGACCCTAAGTTTAAAGAATTGCAGGATTATATCGGTGCAACAGCGCATAATCTATTAGATGAGATGGGGTTTGATTTAACAAATTACCAAGTGTTTACAACAGAAATGTGGGTTCAAGAGTTTGCTAAAAAAGGTGGTGGGCATCATACTCTACACACACATTGGAACGGTCACATGTCTGGTTTTTATTTTTTAAAAGCTAGCGAAAGAACATCTTTGCCATTATTTGAAGATCCAAGACCAGGCAATGTTATGAATCTTTTACCTGAAAAAGATAAATCAAAAGTCACATACGCGAGTTCACAAATTCATTATAAAGTTCAACCAGGTAGATTAATATTCTTTCCATCGTATATGCCACATCAATATGTTGTTGATATGGGTTATGAACCATTTAGATTTATACATTGGAACTGCCAAGCGATACCGAAAGGAGTATTAAATGTCGTTCAAAAAAAATAAATACACTGTTTTAAAAAATGCAATATCAAAAGAATTAGCTGATTTTTGTTATGCTTATTTCCTAAACAAAAGAAATGTAGCAAAAGTTTTATTTGACTCTAGGTACATATCACCTTTCACAGAATATTGGGGTGTATGGACTGACAGTCAAGTGCCTAATACTTATTCACATTATGCAGATCTTGTTATGGAAACTCTATTACAAAGAGTAAAACCTGTAATGGAAAAACATACAAAATTAAAATTATCTGAAACATACTCTTATGCAAGAATCTATAAAAAAGGGGACATCTTAGCCAGACACAAAGATAGATATTCATGTGAGATATCTACAACTTTAAATTTAGGTGGTGACCCATGGCCTATATATCTAGATCCAACGGGTAAACAAGGAGGAGCTGGAGTAAAAGTAGATCTTAAACCAGGTGACATGTTAATATATTCTGGTTGTGATCTAGAGCATTGGCGAGAAGAGTTTACAGGTAAAGATTGTGGACAGGTGTTCTTACATTATAACAGAGCAGGATCTAAAA